AAAAGGATTCAAGCTGAAATTCAACTTAAATCCTTTAAATAGCAGGGGATGAGAGAATCGAACTGCATTGACTACTTCCTTATTCCGCTCTATTACTGGGCTTCTGGCTTTGCACCTTGATTACTTTGATTACTTTGTAATCAAAATCCTAATAATTGATAGCATTATTAACTTGCTCAATCTTAGTTCTATCAGTCTTATTACTGTAAATGTAATATTTTCTTGTTGTCTCAATGCTTGTATGCCCCATCATTTCTGTTATAACAGTGTCGCTCACGCAATTATCATACAACGCAACACTGTATGCCCGGCGGACTTTGTGCGTGGAACGATAATTAATGTCCAGCGCCTTACATATCTTATGCAGCTTTCTGTTAAATGCTTGTTCCTTTATACGCTCTCCCTTTTCTTCAAACATATAAGTTCCAAAAGGATTTAATCTGCGAATTGCCTTAACAGTATTTACAGCTTTATCTGGAATAATTATATCTCTTAATCCTGCGTCAGATTTAGGATAGTCGCTTACTATCTTAGCCCATTTCCCGTTTTCATCTCTGACCTTAATTTCTGTTCTTTGTATAGAAATATAATGTTTAATAGTTCCATCTTTAAGTGTAGAGTTATGAATGTCGGAAAACTTAAGTGATGATAACTCGCCAGCTCTCATTCCACACTCAAACATAAGTAATAATCCCAGGCTCCTTATATCATATCGTTGCCATAGATATTCTGTGATTCTTGGAATTTCATCCTCGAAATACACCTGTTCCTCTTTCTTTTTCACATTTTTAGTAAAAGCTCTGCGTGATAAATCCAAGTCTCCCATAAATTGTGTGATACTTAGATTGGTATACCCCTTTTTCTTGGCATATTTAAAAATGCCATTAATAAGGATTCGCATATCAGAATATGCCTTATGTGTAAGTTTGCATTCGGCAATAACAGTCTTAATAAAGCATTCTAAGTCATCTTCTGTAATGTACTTGATTTTCTTATCTGCCATGTGATATGCTTCATTAGTGAAAAATCTGGCAAAGTTATCATTATACTTATCATATGATTGCTTCTTGATTTCGTGATATTCAAGTTTTTGGTCTACCCATTCCTTGAATACAGTCTTAACTAAAGGTTCATTAGCAAGTTTCTTGTAGTGTTCCACAATTCCATCTTCAAGAGACTCTTGTGTTGAACGCTTTAGCAGCTTCCTGCCGCTTGATGTGCTTTCGTCTGGCAAGTATGTATACCACTTCTCGTCCTTTCCTTGCCAGATTTCATTATTGTGTGCTTTTAAATATTTTTTCCTTTCGTTCATTTCAATTTGTTTTTGAACATCGTCACGAGAGATAATACCATTCTCCAGTACATAATTCAACAACTCTTTGTCTGTTAATTCCAATCACAGCACACCCTTTCAATTTTATTTTTAATGTTTCTTATTCTCCTTTCAAGAGTTCTTTGCGATACGCATAATCGTGCAACTATCTCTTTTTGTGTAAAATTCCGAGAAAGAAGTTTGAATATTCTCTCTTCTTCCTCGGTAAAATTGGCATTTTCCAATATCTTTTCAAGTTCCGGCTTAGTAAGTTCTGAAAACTTCATAAGCCATACTCCTTAATATTTAATTTTTATTTTTGTTTCTTCTTCTAATTGTTCAATAAGTTCTTTCGGATCTATAAGCCCTGCATTGAAACCTTCATTGAATTTATCAATCTCATCAATAAGCCGTTCTAGTCGCTTATTTCCAAATCCAAATTTATCGTGCAGCACCCACAACAGAATTGTTAAGGCATTACCAAACATTTCTTTATTTTCTTTATTCTTCTGTCTGTTTAATTGAACTCTCATCATTTGTTCTTGAAATCTTCGTTGTTCCGACTTGCTCATTGTTCTTAACCTCTAGCTTTTCAATTATTAACTTGTTATCCTGCGGATATATTTTATATATATCCCCTGCGCTTATGATACCTTGTCGCATAAACTTAGGCGGTATTGAAACTCGTCCGCAATTATCCATTTTGCGGATAACCATGTCTTTCTCGACATCTTTTTCAGTTATCCCATAATTTTTCCGATATGCTTTAAAGGTACTATATGGCATTCCGATTTTTTCTGTCATGCGTTTGTTGAGTTTCGCCGACCTTTTTCTTGCTAAAACTTTGGCACTTTCTTTAGAATTATATCTTTGATTCCATTCTGCAACCTTGCCACTCTCAACATATTCACACAACTTAGCTTTGCCTTTTTCAGAATTGCGATAGCGTTTTTGGTTTATATACTGTCTGCGCTGTTTATCTGTCTTATTCTCTATAGAATTTTCCGCGTCAATTTTAGCATCTCTGCTAAAATCTTCTTTTTCTGGCACATCATACTCGCAATCATCTAAAGTACAATTAAAGCAATCGGGATAAATACAATTTTTAGGTTTCATAATTTTTACCTCATGGCGTTTATTCTTTCTTGAATATCTTGAGGTGCTTCAATATACCTTTCTACGTTTGTATTTTGACCGATAAGGGTATTTTCTTTGATTGTAGGTGCATTTATATCTCTTTGGAATTTTTGCTCGATTTGAGCCTTATACGAATTTGCATTCGTCTTTTCGATAAGTGACTTAATGTTATCCGGCATACGATTTATTTCATTCGCACGTTTAACAACTGTTTCGTAAGTTCTTAAAAAATTTGATTGTATTACTGTTTCTATCGTCTGATAATCTGATGTCGCCCAGTTTTTAAGGTTGTCTGACATACCAACCGCCTGTCTGACAAGTGGCGGTAGTTTATTAAATTCTTCAACTGCTCCATATGTACCATTCCGTAATGCCTTACTAACTAATCCCCAAGCTGTCATTCCGTCAAGTTCCTGCGGTTGCGATATAGTCTGTATCTTGCTCATTATCTGTCCTACATCTGGTGCAAAACCGCTAGTATTAGTTGTAATACAAGCTCTTAACGCCTGTAAAACTAATTCTTCTGGATATTCAGCAAACATTTCATACCAAGCATTAAGAGTAATCTCTTTATCTGGCGGATTGTAGTTAGGATAATAAGCTTGTATCGTCATTAGAAGTTTTCCGACCTGTTCTCTTGTCATTTCATTGCCTCCATCCATTCATCAAATACATTTTTCTTGCCCTGCTTATTAGAATTATCTTCTTTCAGCTCAAACAACCCTTGCCAGCAATGGTCTACTGACTGATTAAGAATTTTAACCGCTAAGTCATTATCCCCACCCGATAGCTTTTCAAGGGTATTCATAGCTCTATGCAATGCCTTGTCAGTGCATATAGGTTTTTTAATTCTCTTGCGCATTGTCACATACTCGTTAAATGCTTCATCAAGTAATTCGTCATCTGGATAATAACTTTTCTTTTTGGATATTACGTTAGTAATATCTTTTTCTTTTATATTCTTATCATTCTTTAATTCTTTATCATTATTACATTCTTTACATTCTTGTATGTGTTCCGTCACTGTTTCCACTACTGTTTCCGTAAGTGTTCTATCGGTGTTTCCACTACTGTTTCCGTTGGTGTGTTCGTCAGTGTTTCCGTTACTGTTTTCTGAAAACTGGAAAACACTGTAATTTACTATGGTTAGAAGTGTTCTATTATCATTACTTTCTTTTTGCACCATATTTTCATTTTCTAGCATTTTTAAAAAACGATATGTTCTATTTACACTCCAATTCCATTTTGCTGATAACTGTCGGACAGATGTTAAAATCTGCCCCCTTGTTATTGTGATTATTTCTCCATTGAATAATAGTTTTGTATCTGAATGGTTAGCGGTAAGCAATAAATCAACCCAAGCTGAACGCTTGTCAAATGGTTCATTCACTCGCCATATCCAACAATCCAGTAGTTGCCTATGCAATTTTATCCAACCTTTATTCATAGTCTACCTCTTCAAGTTCTGCCGCATTGTTACTTCACTAAATCGTTAATGTTAATTCTGAATCCGTCAAATTCCTTACCTTTACTTCTAACATAGGCAGATGTATCAAAGAACATCAAGTTACCACTATTGTCGGTTGCAATACTTACACCATTTCTTGTAAGACTGCCTTTGAGTAGGTCAAGTAAAATCTGTATTTCCTGCTTTGTTTCGTCTTTCATTATTTGCCTCTCCATATCTCTTCATCAAGAATATATTGCCTGATAAATCTATCTGCGTACTGTGGGTGTATCATTGACCTTGCTGTTTTTCTGTCTACGCCTAAGGGGTTTTTATCTGTCATATATTGTATTGGCTGCATACTTTCTACTTGTTCCAATGGTTCAAAAACAAGATTGTTTTTAGGATTTAATCCAATAAACCAATACTGAGTAGGCTTCTTGTAATAATCCCCATTCTGCGTCCTATCCCTGTCAATTACACTTGGCTTCAAGCACCAGAAGTTTGTAAGGTAATGTAATCCACTTGTATTCAATGGATTTTCAATTACAATTTGCAAATGACCTCGCTGACAAATTATCACTAATTTATTCAGCTTTTCATAAAACAAATCAAGTTCCTTATGACGTTTCATTGCCAATTCACATTTTTGCTCAATAGTGTAATTCCTGTACTGGTAAGCTGTGCAAGCCAAATGTCTTAACCCCTGGTCTGAAAAATAAGTGCAAGGGAAAAATGCAAATATCAAATCATCAGGGCTTATTTTGTCAAACAAACTCGGCTCACCTTGATACCCCCCTCTATCTCTTTAAAAAGGTCAGTAACATAGTCGGTTTCGTTAAATTCATTCTGAATATCATAGTCGTAGGCTTCAATTCCATACTTTTTGAAAGCATTCTTGAATGTGCCCGACTGTTCAAATAAACAATGTACTATCATTCTGTATCTCCTATAAAGTCAAATAAGTTCATCTGTGATGTCTCGGCTTTTACTCGGCTTTCAGCAATTTTATAATTTTTATCATCATTTTCAAATGCGATAAATTTTAATCCACAATTATGTGCCGCTATTGCAAAAGTTCCACTTCCTGCGAATGGATCCAAAAGTAGTTCACCATTTCTTGCAGATTGAGTAATCATATCCTCTGCAATATCAAGTCGCTTTTGATTCGGGTGTTCCGTCCTCTCATTGCCTTGACAAATTGGTTTTACCCAAAAAGATTGTTTCTGTCCTTTCTCGATATTCCAATAATGTTTAGCACCTGGCAACTTTGTAGCAAAAATGCAAAATTCAGTGCTAGACATATATCCAACCTTAAATATTTGAGGGCAAGGATTGGTTTTACACCAAACCAATGTACTTCTAACATGGAATCCTATATCTTTAAGTATATATTCAATAAAAGATACCTCATTTTTAGGAACCCACATATATAGACTAGCACTGTCTTTCATAACTCTATACACTTCGACAAAGACGCTCTGAATAAAGCTGAAATACGCCTCATTATCTGCAAAGAAATCCCATTTGCCATAATTGAAATTGAGTTCTTTTTTGTTTCCGCTTCTCTTTAATGCCTTGCTATCTATCGCACTTCTATCAATAGACTTTTTTTGAGAAATATTATAAGGAATATCTGTCATTACAATATCTATCATTCCATCATCTATTAATTTAAGCCCATCCCTGCAATCCATTTTATACAATCCATTTTCTAGCATTTTAAATCTACCAAAAGGAAACCTCGGTTTTATGT